AACACGAGCACGTACATCGAATACGACACTGGCCGCTGGTATTGAGTTCCGTCAGGAACTCAACACTCCGACCATGACCTTGTCTCCGATTCCAACGGCTGCCTTCACTTACAACTCTCTAACAGAGAGTATGAGTGATGAGCTACCGTTGAAACGGAGGTCTGGTGGCTGCGTCCATTCCAAGACGCAGACTTCGTATTACGACTCCCAAGCAACCACATTCCTGTGGTCATCTGGGGGCATCAACTACAAATCCGTTTGTACGGGTAGTTGTTTGTATCAGTACTTCATTGCGCCCAATCCGTCTGTGACGGATATGGGTAACCTAATCAGCCCGAGTGGGTTTGATTGGGGCAATGCGTCCTTCCAGGCGATTAAGCGGATGCGGCCGTCCATTTCTGATGGATTGCTGCTTCCTAACTTTCTCGCTGAGCTCGCTGAAACAGGGCGTGACCTCGCGAAAGCGGTAAAGTCACGTAAAGAACATGCAGAGAGGCGTGCAAAAGCACGCGAAAGAGAGCGAGCGCGCCTAGCGAATGCTAAGCGGCTCAGCAACGATCTCCATCCTGAGTTTAGAAAACTCGGACGGAATCTTCTCTTGTCGTCTTATTGGAACAAGACGATCGGCATGATCAAGAAGCTATCACGAACGGTAGCCAATGCTAATTTAGCTTGGCAGTTCGCGGTAGCTCCTACTGTTTCTGACGCCCAATCCTTGCTGCGTTTAATCCAGCAGTATAAGGATAAGGTGAACAAGTTGATTAAGGAGGCTGAAAAGCGTCAGGTCAGGCATTATACCCGACCTGTCGACAATGTAGTCTCCCTTCTCGCTGACGGTACTAACACCGTTTCTGCCGTTTTTAATGGCAGTACGAAGTTAACTAGGCGGCGTCGTTGGCAACAACGGCCTGTCTATCATGCATCTATGTTGTTCACATATGATGCAACCGCTCTACGGGGTCTTCTTGGGAAGATCAACGGGGTCCTTTACGCCTTAGGCGTAACGAGAATCGCTTCGGTGATTTGGGAAGCAATTCCCTTTAGTTTCGTCGTGGACTGGTTTGTCCGCGTCGGAGACCTTATTGAATCTGTTGAGGATCAACTGATAGATCCTCTTCCCATAGTTATCCACGACTTCAGCGCTTCGCTGAAGTACGAGTATAGAACCAGTATTGAACTGAACTGGGCTGACAAGGTCATAACTGACCTTGCGCACCGGTCGCAGACATACTACGAGCGTCGCCGCAACTCTCCGAGTTGTTGGGACGCTCTGTCGGTCCATTCGCCAAACCTCAACCAAGCAGGCCTTGGCCTGTCGCTGGTTATTGTGAGGATGGATGGAATCACTAAGTGGAGGCGCCGTTAAGCGTCTTCACTCTTCGGTCTGGTACTAACAACACCATCCCGATGCCTATTAATAATGCCATGTTTATCTTATGACACTACAACAGTATCGAGATGAGCTAGCGAGTATGTGGGAACTGCGTGAGCTCCTCTCTAACGAGAGGAACTCTATTAGCAATGCCTATTATCGCAGCTTTGATGAGTGGGCCAGTGTGTCGCCTAAATCGCAATCGCGGATGTATCTTATGCTTTTACAGCATGATACATACCTCGCTGCGGTCAAGCGTTATCGCTACCTGCTCATCAATTGGTTTAACGGCTCCCGTACTGGGAATCCGCCGAACCTAAATCAGGTTACTCGGATGTTCGAAAGAGCATCCTGGTAGCCTTTTGTGTGTCTGCCGTAAGGCAGACGCCTCCCTGCAAAGGAGGCACCAGACCATAACACTAACCCAATAGAGCTACAGCATGTATCCAACCGATATTACGCTGGCGGGTACGAGTACGTCTAAAACGTACTCACTCATTAGCATTCAGGACCGTAAGGCCCTGCGTGCTGATGCCACCGCACCTTTGGGCGAGCCCCGCTCGTTGACGTTAAGTCATCAGGCGGTTACTCGTTCTTGGGGTGCTGCGGACCGTCACTTGGTTCGTTTGGACGAAACTATCTCGGGCGTAAGCCCGGCGGTAGACGTCCAGATTTCGGTGCAACTCGTAATTGAGGTGCCCCGGGAAACCGCGACAGCTGCTCAGGTTAAGGATGTCAAAGACCGGCTCGTTTCCTTTTTGGGAACAGCGGGTTACGTTGACAAACTCCTGAACAGTGAGCCCTAGAAGAAATTCCAGGGTTGTCTCCAATAGGAGACGATCTGTCGCACGCCGCTTTAGCGGCGCCACCAAGTGGCTGATCGGTGTGATGATACAGTTAGTCGACCGCTTCCTTCGCAGGAAGTAGTTAGGACTAACCATCATGCTGATCACAGGCTCAGTGTATGGTCGCGAAGAGAGATCTGTAGACTAGGAGGGATTACCTTATGGTTCCCATAATAGCCCAGCGTCGAGGTTTATACCTCGACCTCTATTGCGACTTGTATACTGATATAGCTGAGAAGCTACGTGTTCCAGTTAAGGAGTCACAACGCGATCTCGTAACTCTACGAGCGCGCGTTGAAGCTGAGGGGCTTTCGTTTTTGACGAAAGCCCTCCCGCAACTTGGTAAAGCACTTGACAAGTGCCTATCCAAGGATGTACCATTGACAATCCCATCGACTTTTTCGAAAGTCAAGGGACGAACAATACCCAAACTTTTTGGGTACTTGTTCTCGTTGGTAATCACTCCCGAGGGTTATGTAAACCCTCAAGCTGATACGGGTGTTCTCAGTGCGTTACGGCAGCTTGTATATTTCTTATACAAGCTCGAGATTCCAGCATCGGAGTCCCAGAAGGCTAAATGCCTTCAGGACT